AGAAATCTTGCTTGAAGATAACATCATCACCCTTAACTCGGGTGAGACTGGTACTCCAACAGCAAATGCGGGTATTGAAATTGAGCGTGGAACATCCGCAAACGCAGTGTTGCGTTGGAATGAAACCACCGATAAGTGGCAGACAACCAACGATGGAACAAACTATTACGATATCGTCACGACCAACACTGCCGCCGCACAGGTTACCGCCGCCGCGCTTATCGCTGCTGCTGGTGGTGACGGAACTGCTGGTCAAGCAATTACGACTAATGGCGCTGGAGTTCTTGACTTCACGACAATTACCGGCACATCGGAAGCATCAATCATTTCAGCAGTTGGTGCTGACGGAGCCGCTGGTGCTGTTCTTTCAACCAACGGTGCTGGTGACCTTTCTTTCGTAACTTCGGTTCCTCTAGCAAACGGTGGTACCGGCGCAACAACCGCCACTGCCGCTCGCGCAAACCTTGGTGCAACAACCAAAGTGTCTGCAAGCGTTGGTAACGGTTCGGCAACATCAATCGTTGTCACCCACAACCTGAACACCCGTGACCTGCAAGTTCAACTTTTTGAAGTAGCATCACCATATGCGCAAGTCTTCACTGATGTAGAATTGACATCAGTTGACACATTGACGCTGACATTCAGCGTTGCACCATCAGCAAGCCAGTACAGAGTTGTAATCATCGGATAATTCAAATAACCCTGCGGGGTTCATAATCGGTAAGGTTGAGGCTTATGCCAGCATTTTTAGACAAAATAAAAGCACGCAAGTTTACTTCTGCGGCATCTTCCGCTGTAGAGGTTGGTGTAACTGCTGAATCGGAACCTCGTCTAAAAGTTGATGCTGGCGGAAAACTTACCTTCAGTGATGGTTCAGCCGCTGGAGACACAACGCTTTATCGTAGTGCTGCCGATCTACTCAAGACAGATGATTCATTTCAGGCTGCTGCTGGCGTAATCACGCTCACCACGGCAGGAGCCCCAAGTACAACTATTGCCAACGGAGCACTTGCCGTAGACACAACCAACGATGCACTTTATTTCAGGTCAAACTCAACATGGAACCCAGTAACAACCGTCCCAACATCACTTGATGGTGGAAGTGCTACCGCCATCTATGATGGGGAAGCCGATGTTCTAGATGGAGGCGCTGCTTAATATGTCAACACGAATCAGGTTTAGGCGAGATACCGCAGCCAACTGGACTTCCAATAACCCAATCCTCACGACTGGTGAATTGGGTTACGAAACCAATACTGGCAAATTCAAGATTGGTAACAACACCAATGCATGGACTGCCCTTCCTTACTCAATCACTGCCGAATTGAGTGAAGGAAATCTTAATGACCTCAAAGATGTAACCATCACCAGTGCTGCAGACGGAGACTTCCTTCGTTGGAACGGCACGGCATGGATTAATGATGCCGTAAACCTAGGAACAGACACAACTGGTTCATATGTAACATCATTGGTTGCTGGAACAGGTGTCTCTGTATCAAATAACTCTGGCGAGAGCGCAACACCTACTATCGCAATTGGTCAGTCCGTAGGAACAGCCGCAACGGTAACTTTTGCGACAGTAACCACGACTGGTGATGTCACTGTAGGTGGAAACCTGACTGTTTCAGGAACGACAACATCAATTAACACGGAGACGCTCACGGTTAATGACAACATCATTGTTCTCAACAACAATGCGACTGGTGCACCAAGCGAGAACGCAGGAATTGAAGTTGAGCGTGGTTCGTCAACAAATGTTGCGATTCGTTGGAACGAAACAACCGATAAGTGGGAATCAACAACTGACGGTTCAACCTATGTTGATATCAACGACCACGGCTCGCTTGGCGGGTTGGCTGACGACGACCACACGCAGTACTTAACGAGTGCTAGACATGACATTCTTGACCACACAACCGTCATGAGCACAGTGCAACTCACCGACATCAACGATGTAAATACAAGTGCAACGCCAGCAAACAACACTTTCTTGCGTTATAACGAAGGAGCATGGGTAGATACTGCCATAACACTTGGCACAAACACAACTGGAAGTTATGTAGAGTCACTTACCGCTGGTACGGGTGTAACTCTTACAAATGCAACTGCCTCAGAGGGTGGCACTCCAACTATTGCAATTGGTCAAGATGTAGCATCATCTACCGCTCCAACATTTGCGGGTTTGAACCTAAACGGAAGCATTGTTTTTGAAGGTGCAACCGCTGATGCGTTTGAGACGACTCTTGCAGTCACTGACCCAACGGCAGACCGTACGGTAACTTTCCCCGATGTAAGCGGAACGGTCATTACTACTGGTGACACTGGCTCGGTAACAAGTACGATGATTGCGGACGGAACTGTTGTCAACGCAGACATCAACGCATCTGCCGCTATTGCACACAGCAAATTAGCAAATGCAACAGCAGGTCAAGTATTGCTCGGAACCACCACCACGGGTGTAGTTACGGCAACAACAATTTCTGGCGACATCACAATTAACGGTGCTGGAGTTGCAACGATTGCCGCAAACTCCGTTGCCCTTGGAACGGATACGACTGGAAACTATGTTTCGGGTGTTTCGTCTGGCACTGGAATTTCGGTTAGTCATACACCGTCAGAAGGTTCAACAGCAACCGTTTCCCTTGATGCAACTTTAGATAATCTTTCAGATGTCACCGTTCCTTCACCAACTAGTGGTGACTTCCTCAAGTGGAACGGAACTGCTTGGGTTAACGATGCAATAGATTTGGGCACAGACACAACTGGCAACTATGTTGCAACCATCACTGGTGGAACTGGTGTTACCTCAACAGCGGCTACCACTGGGGAGGGAACAACTCATACACTCTCAATTGGTCAATCTGTTGCCACAAGTGCAAACCCTTCGTTTGCTGGAGCAACACTTGATTTAGTTCAAATCGGCATTACAACCGCAGGAGAAATTGATACAACATCTGGCAATTTAACAATTGACTCGGCTGGCGGAACTGTAACAGTTGATGACAACCTTACGGTAACTGGCAACTTAACAGTTTCGGGCACCACAACAAGTATCAATACTGAAACTTTAACCATTGATGACAATATCATTATATTAAACAATAATGAAGCAGGTACTCCATCGCAAAACGCTGGCATTGAAGTTGAGCGCGGTACTTCAACAAACGTAGTTCTTCGTTGGAATGAGACAACCGATAAGTGGGAAGCCACAAACGACGGTTCAACTTATGGCAATTTAGTAACAACAGCAGATAGTGGAACTGTAACATCCACAATGATTGCAGATGGGACGATTGTTGACGCCGACATCAACGCTTCTGCGGCGATTGCGCACACTAAATTAGCCGCTGCAACTGCTGGTCAGGTGCTTTTGGGAACCACAACTACGGGAGTTGTCACGGCTACCACAGTTTCTGGCGACGTAACAATTACTGGTGCTGGTGTTACGGCAATTGCCACTGGGGTAATCGTAAATGCTGATGTCTCGGCTACAGCGGCTATTGACCTTGGCAAGTTGGCAGACGTTTCAACAAGCGCCCAGACAGCCTCGTACACCCTTGTATTGGCTGACAAAAACAAGATTGTTGAAATGAGTGTTGCCACGGCAAATACGCTCACTGTGCCCCCAAACTCGTCTGTTGCCTATGCGGTTGGCTCACAGATAAACATCCTGCAAACAGGTGCTGGTCAAACAACGGTCACGGCTGGTGCTGGGGTGACAATCAACGCCGCCCCAGGACTCAAGATGAGAACACAGTGGTCATATGCTACGCTCATCAAGAGAGCAACCGATACATGGGTATTGGTTGGAGACATTTCGGCATAACTTATGGCAACAAAAGATACGGGTGGAAAGATTCCGGGTGTACCGACGATTGGTACGCCGACGCTGGCATCAGGTACTGTCGCTAACGTAGTCTTCACTGCCCCAACTTATGTTGGTAAAGGAACTATTTCCTACAGAGCCACTGCTAGTTCTGGTCAGACAGCAACTGGAAGTTCAAGCCCTATTCAGGTCACTGGCTTGACGGCTGGAAGCACTGTTACTTTTACTGTCACATCTATTTCTTCAAATGGTGTTGAGTCTGCCGCGTCTTCATCAAGCCCTTCGCTTGTGATGGGTGTTGCTCCGTCAGCCCCAACAATTGGCACAGCAACCGCAGGCAACGCTGAGGCAACCGTTACGTGGACACAGGGCGCCGCTGGCACCGCAGGTGCGGCTGGTGTGACATACAGGGTGACATCAAGTCCGGGTTCGGTAGTTGCAACTGGGGTCAATATTTCCAGTGTCGTAGTTACGGGATTGACAAACGGTACGGCATACACATTTGTTGTAAGAGCAGAAAGCACATATGGAAACAGTGCTAACTCTGCGGCGTCAAACTCGGTCACCCCAGTTGCTCCGCCGTATTTTCCTCCTTACTTCCCGCCTTATTTTCCGCCTTATTTTCCGCCTTTCTTCCCGCCTTTCTTCCCGCCTTTCTTCCCGCCTTTCTTCCCGCCATACTTCCCGCCAGCGTTCCCACCTTGGTTTTCTGAAACCTAGTATATTTTAATTTCCATGGTAAATTTTGGAAATGGAAATCAACAGGCGCCTATATTTCTTACACATACCAAAAACTGGTGGGCGCTCAATAGCCAGTGATATTGGCGAGACTTTGGACTCATTTGGTATTCCTAGATACTATAAAGACGGTATGAGAATAGAAGGTGAAATAAACTTTAACGACTACGTTTATATTCAGCGACACATTGGGACATACCCAATTGGAAAAACGGAAAATCTTGATGTATCAGTTATTCTAAGAGACCCAATAGATAGGTCAATAAGCAATTTTTTATTTATTTATGATGGGTATTTGAAGAGTAATTCCCAATACGAAAATTGTGATTCATTGGTTGAGAGACTTAGATACTATCTATTTGAAGATAGTGACCATTTGAGCCAGAACAATATTCAGTCAAGATTTATATGCAACAAAATGAGCGATGATTTATTTAATCACCTCTTCTTGGGCAAAGAAATACCTTCAAAATACATAAAAAAAACTAACGGTGGATACATTGAGGACATTAATACCAACATTGAATTTGCAAAACAACAACTTAATGCTTTTTTGATAGTAGGAACCAATGATTTTCATCATATATTTTTAGAAAAAATTTATGCATGGTTTGAGGTAAACTACAATATAAAAATAAACAACAAAAAATATTCAGTAATAAATAAGTCATCTTTGTATCATGACGGACTTGAATATAATACAAAATTATTGCGTAACCTATTGACAAAACAAGAACTTGGCAGAATAGAAAAAAACAATACTATGGATTGTGAACTCTATGAGTATGCAAAAACATTAAGTTAAATCCAGAGTCATGAATAAACAACTTTATCTTTTGCATATTCCCAAAGTTGGGGGAACATCAGTAACAGCAGTTGTTCGTTCATATCTTGACAATCATGGTTTTGGTTGCTATCCAAATAACTTTAAACCACCTCACCCAGAAAATTTTGATGGATACGCTTTTATTGATTCGCACCTTGGACTTTATCCAACCATTATCAACCCAAATATTGAAGTGGCTTGTTTGGTTAGGGAGCCAATAGGAAGAGCGGTAAGTAACTTTTTATGGATTTACAACTCTGTAATAATAAAGAATGAAAAGTACATAGAAATTGATTCAGTTGAAAAAAGACTAAAACACTATTTATTCAACGATGAGAGTTATAATTCCCATAAAAACATACAAACAAGATTTATTTGCAATTCACTTGAAGACAGAGCAATTGACCAGTCATTTACTGATTACACGTATGAAGAATATTCAAAAACTTGGTTCATAAATAATCAAAATACAAGCATGGAAAAAGCAATGCAGAATATTGATAATTTTTCCATAGTCGGAACGACCTGTGAACATAAGCAATTTGTTGAAAAAGTTGTTAAATGGTACAGGGATGAATACAAAATTGAAATACCATCAGAGGATACTGAGTATATGCAATTTACCGATTTGAATATTGAAAAACAAAAATACACAACAAAATTACTAAGCGAGACTCTCACAAAAAAGGAAAAATCTAGAATATTGGAAGAAAACTATATGGATTTTGAGATTTACAAATACATTAAAGTTCTGTAATCGTATAGAAGGACGGTGTCGTATACCTCAGACCGGACTCAATCATTTTTACACCATGCAGGTAATTAATGTCACCTGGGTGAAAAATCGCTAAACCGGGTTCCGGCTTGACCTCAATACCAAAATCTGGGTAATACAGTTGTCCCCCGACAAAATCATCGTTATAGTAAAAAAGAGAATTCAGGTCGTAGGTTGGGAATGGGTTTGGGTTGCCATTGTTTAGTTGCTTGTCGGCATGAGGTCTTTGTTCTGTCCCAGGTCTCCAACACACAATTACCGGACCACGAGACTTAACCCTAACCTTGAAATGCATCTCTATTTCAACCTGCATCTTATGGATATATTTAGAGACTATTTGATGAACTTCAAGGTTCAATTTTTTGATAAGTTTTGAATCCAGTTGCCTATTCGCCCAGTACGAGGCACTATATATACAGTCACCATCTTCTGAAAAAATATCCTCCCCTGAATCCATCCATTCATTTATTGTCGGAAAAAATGCCTGTAATTTTTTGATATCTTCTAATTCTACAAAATTTTTAATAACTACTATATTGTCTGGCGTCTTACCGAAATGACCTGGCTCAACTAGCGATTTTTCAAGTTTTTCCATTTTTCCTCAATTGCTAGTTTTGCACTATGGTTTGCACCGAGTCTTTTCATACTATACTCTAGCAGTGCCGAACCTGTCAATGCTGTAAACGTATAGACAAAGCATCAAGAAGGATATTTATGGAATTTGAAAACTTGGGTGATAAGAAGTTGGGTATTTTTCTTTACCGAAATGCAATCCCGGACGGAAACAACATACCTTCTCGCCTAGAGACTTGTCTTTCTGGAAGCACTCATCAACTATTCAAATGGGGTGATGCGGTAGTTGGTTACAATCAGAAAATGCCAGAGTATAGAGATTGTGTTGATTTAAGAATGAGTCCTACGCACTGGTCATATTTAGAACCGCAGTTTGAAGACATCAAAAACTGCTACGAGGATACAGAAAAATACATCAAAACGTGCCTAGCCCACTATCAGTCCTTGTTCAACCTATCAATGGAGTATATGGAGGCAATAAATTTTGTCAGATACTTCGCAGGGCAACATTTTAATGTCCATTCCGACCATGGATTTTCATACTCTTGTACTGTTTCGTCAATTATTTATCTCAATGACGGATACGAGGGCGGAGAGTTATGGTTCCCCTATCTTGACATAATCCATAAACCTAAATTGGGGGATGTACTTCTTTTCCCATCCACATACATTTATTCGCATGCATCTTTGAAGGTTAAATCCGGAACAAAATATGCTGCTGTAACGATGTTTGATTACAATGACAACAACCACAGGTACCCTGGTTACGGAAATGACGGGTCTGAGGTTAGGAAGACCGCAGGAATACCAGAAACAGTAGAGAAGCGTTTTACTTTTCCAGAAGTTTAAAAACAACCACCATCAATTAGATTGGGATTTATATATGACAAAATTGACACTCACCAGAACCCATCAGAATACAACAAAGATTGTTCAGTCAAGGGTGAAGAGGGACTGGATGGATGCCACATACAACAAACATGCATACCAATGCATGCCAATGACTTTGGCAAATGTTTATGGGTGGGAAGTTCAGATGGAAGAAGACCTAGTCGTTATATGGGATGGCTTAAATTCACCACCACGGATACTGCAAGGAGAATTTACAAGCAATGGCAGGAAACAGGCTGTTTCTTCTATAATTGGAATGATTTCTATCAACATTGGGTGGACTGTAAATACCGAAGAAAACTACAGCACGTGGTTTACTGGTTCACCGAATTACATCATGGATGGGGCAACCTGCCTTACGGCAGCATTACCAACATCGTGGTGGCCAGATGAGAGTCAGATGAACTGGAAGATCACCAAGATAAACGAGCCTGTAACCTTTAAATCTGGTGACCCTATTTGTTTTTTTAATATCTACGACAATCGTGCCATGGAGAATGTTGAAATTCAAACAAAAAATGTATGGGACGATAAAGATTTATTACAATCACGCATGAAATACAGCGATTTAAAAAGCAAAAACAATCGGGAAAAACCTTGGGAGTGGACAAAAGGCATCAAGACCGGAGTTGATGCAGATGGCAAACGAATAGGACCAGCATTTACAGGACTACCAAAGTTGGCGGAACCAAGCGACCTAACTGACATTGTGGTGGATTATTCTACAGACTGGCTTCTCAGAGGTGGCGTGGATGTTGAATATACGATAAAATTTGAATCTCCGCTTGGCGACGAAGAACATATTCTACGGATAAACAAAGATAATACTCTTGAAATTATTTATCTTCGTGACAGTAGGGATGAAGTTGCGAGAGTCAAAGCAAAGAATTACGAGATTAAGCCAACACATTCAAACTACCGCAACTTGATTGAGGCATTGTTTGAGATTGATATTCCAATGACCACAAGCGTGAATTTGTCTATTTATATTAATACCGTATCCGGGAGCATAGATGGCAAGGCGAGAATAGGCGATTTTGCCGAATTGAATGTCTCCGGAATGAAGAAAAAATGAATGATAGAGACCGCATTGTAGTAATTGATTCATTCATTCCGCAAGAAGTAAGTATTGAACTGGAACAAATAATCAAAAAATGCGTTTTTTCCAGCACCGAAATACCGCCAAATAAAAAAGGTGAATATTTAAAAGAAAAACTTGACAAAGAAAGAGGCGTTGTTCATACCTGGCCGACATCCACAATTAAAGATATGGATAACGAAAATTCGGATTTGTACAATATTTTAAAAAATTATGTCCCCGTCATTGGAACAGAGATAGAAAAAAATTTTTCTTGTTCCGTTTTCCAAGAAACTTACTTCACTGTTACTGTATATAAAGTCGGGGAGTCGCTGGCACCACACTACGACAGCAAAACGGCAAGATATCCGCTAGAAGAAAAAACACCAAACGGACACAGAAGCAGGGATATAAGCAGTGTCCTATACATAAATGATGACTATGTTGGCGGAGAAATTAATTTCAAATGGGGAGTAAAGATAAAGCCACGCAAGGGTTCTTTGGTTTTATTCCCGGCTTCAGAAAAATATACACACTACACAGATGCTGTTGTGTCTGGTATGAAGTGTGTTGTGCCTCAATTTTGGTGTGTTGAGTAACCGCCTTGAAAACAGGCAAAAGTTTGGTGAATGTTCCCTTTCTTGTGGTGCAACGACAATCCCCTGTCTTGGCGTTAGCACCAAAATGGCACGCAGTGATGTATTATGGTTATTGGGGCATACCACAAAAACAAAGCACCGTAAATATATAAAATAACAATTAACGTTGAAACCGTATCCGAATAGAGGAAAAATGCAAATAGACAAAAGAGAAGACGATTTTAATTATTATGGCTTTGGTTCGGTTGATGTGCGTGAAATAGCATCAGTAGTATCTGGATGGACAGAAGAGTGGACCAGAAACACGCATAGACAGACACTAATGAGTGTACGCCCAGGAGAGGATACTCCTAGAAATCCACATAAAGACACCCAATCATATTGGGTTGCGCGGCATGAAATGTCATGGAAGCCTATGGATAAGTACAAAAACAGCATATTGGACAGGGAAATGTACAATATGCTGTTGCCGATTATCGGAAATCTTGAAAAACTGCATAATGGTACTCATGGGCAAATTGTTTTCATTAAACTTCCAGCAAAGAAGGAAACAACTCTCCACAAAGATCACATGGAGTACCTGCTTGTTTGCAGGAGAATTCACATTCCAATTATTACAAATGCAAATGTCCTTTTTAATGTCGGTGGTGAAACCAAGAACATGAAAACTGGCGAAATGTGGGAAATCAATAACAGCAAAGATCATGGCGTCGTTAACGACGGAGAAGATGACAGGGTTCATGTAGTCATTGACATCATCCCAAACGAGTTATTCCAAGAGTCCGATAATAGAAATCTTCTACTCAATGGAAAAAGATTTTAACTGATATCACTAGGTGTTTCGTGTGCGAAATGGTGTAAGGATAGTGGCTACGCTGGAGTGATGAGACTGGGATTTGGTTCATAAAAATGATTTCAATATGCAACGACTTCATCAAAGCCAATGACGCTGACAATTTGTTGCTATTGATTAAACAGGCACAGCCAAAAAACTTAGAACATGACAAGTTTAGTCACAGATACGCAATTCCGTCAAAAATCCTTGACCCAAACATTAATCCAGAAATATTTCAAATAGTAAACCCCTACATACCGCTGATTCATAAAGAAATCAATACTCGTTTTTCAATCAGTGTGCATGAAGAGCCAGATTACAGCATCACCGTTTACTGCGAGGGCGAGTCTTTAAAATCTCATTTTGATGCAATGACGGATGACTATCATAAAAACCGCACAGGGAATGGTCACGCATCAAGAGATATGAGCAGCATTCTTTATCTCAATGATGATTATTCGGGCGGTGTTCTCAAATTTCCATTTTTAAATCTTTCAATAAAACCAACAGCGGGCTCTCTTATCATTTTTCCATCTTCAGAAAGATATACACACTTGGTTGAAGAGGTTACAAAAGGCTTTCGGTACATAGTTCCTCAATTATGGTGCATAAAATGAAAGGCGTGCACCTTGGCGGTGGAACTGTTGTGTTTGAGAATGCACTCCAAATACCCCAACATGAAGTTTTGCCACATATTGATAGTTTGAAGAACAAGTGGCGTGAGCAGAACTTTACGTATATCTATGATGGTGACGGAAATCCTTTACACGCAATAAACAATGGAGGGTTTACTTATAGTCTTGAACTCGCTGCAGCAGCGCCGACGCGGGTACAAGATTTAGAACATCTTTTTTTCAAGACCTGCGATGAAGCAATTTATCAAGCGCTACTTGAATACATAGAGATGTTTCCATCAATACTTCAGTGCCTGTGGTGGAAGAGCGGTGGGCATGTCCTGTGTTACGACAAGGGTGGCAAACTTGGATTCCATTGCGACAACGACATCAACTATAGGTATGGTGATAATCCAGAAACCGAACATGCAACAAGGAATGTTGTATCCGCACTCATCTACCTAAATGACTGTGTTGAAGAAGGAGATGAACCAAAAAATTTTTCCTTTTCTGGCGGTCACATGAAAATCCCATATTTTGATATAGACATCAAGCCAAAAGCAGGAACAATAGTTATAATGCCAGCAAACTATATTGGGGCGCATGAAATACTTGAAGTCACTGGCGGGCGTAGGTACTCCTATCTGACCTGGTTTGCTCAAGGCTCCAAAGACGAAGGAAGGGGCATCAACCCCAAAGTCCAAGGAGAATGGCTGGATACAAGTGGTCAATGGTGGCTGACATCATTGATTGAAGACTACGAAAACCATATATTGACAAAATACACAGAACACAGTAGCAGGAAGCAAAATTTGCTTAATTTCAGAAGACGAGATAGAGACCACACGAATAAGGGCTAGTGATATACTCTGCGCATGGAAAACTCTGGTTTGGTTAATATGTTTGACATTAATATTTCTGGTATTGACGGTCAGCAAGACATCCTTGGTGAACTAAAAGGCAATACATGTCTAGTGGTTAACATTGTAAGCAAGGCTGGATACTCGCCAACATGTAGCAAGATTTGGTCTTTTGCTAGAACCAGTCGTCAGTTGTGGGAACTTCAACAACTTCACGACATGTTTAAGGATAGAAACTTTACCGTAATAGGTGTACCCTGCAATCAGTTTGGCGGGATGGAACCATTGTCAAATGTTGAAATTAACAAGTTCATTAAAGAAAACTATCCATTTGTGAATTTTCCAATTACGGAAAAAATTGATGTTAATGGAGAAAATGAACACCCGCTTTATACGTTCCTGAAGGGTCCGTGGTTGCGAAGAAATAATGACAACATGGCGGATATGAGTGATTTGGCAAAGGCTGGTCAAAATCGGGCAAATCAAGCGATGGCTCGGATACCACACAGTTGGGAAAAATTTCTTGTGAGTTCCAGTGGAGAAAACATTGGTCGTTTTAGTTGGCAAGAGTTGCCTCTAGCGAAAGAACCACTAACCGTTGGTTCGCCTTCAACCATCATTGATGTAGTTAGGTCTGTGGTCGGTTGATCATGGCATTTCCCGGAACCCCCAAAATAGATGAAACCGAGTTCAAAGAGATATCTTCATACACTATTGAAGACCTTGGCAACGGGATAGTTGTTTTTCGTAAAGCAACAGATGTTAGCCAAGACATTCTTGAGCATATTGACTTGCGTGCAAAACAGGCATCTACCGATAGATGGTCTTATGTCGTTGACGATGAAGATGGAATCAAATACGGGGTAAACGAGGATGGTTTTAGATACAGGCAGGAAGATATTCCTGGTGTTCCAGTTAGACTTCTCGCTCCAGTAAACAAAGAAACTCCCGAATTTGTTTATGACTACTTCACCAAACTTGAAGACACTATCTACAAGTGCCTGCTTCGCTACATTGATATGTTCCCACTTGTAATCGGCAGTCTATGGTGGAAAACTCGTGGGCATATTCTCAGATATGACGACGAGGGAAAACTCGGCTGGCACCAAGATAATGACACTAATTACAAAGTTACGGGTGGCGTTAGATACATGCCACGAGGTCAAGTTGCCTTGCGCCAAACTATGGGTGCACTTGTGTATTTCAATGACTCAGTTGATAAATCCGAATTAGACGGAACGAATTTTGCTGGTGGGCATCTACTTTTTTACCATCTTGGAATTGACTACTCTCCCAAAGCAGGAGACATTATTTTTTTCCCAACGAACTATATTTGCGCACATAGTGTCTCACGAATGGAAGGTGGCACAAGATATGCGTATCTTACGTTCTTTGGGCAGGGTGGTTCTGACGAGACGGCTGGCATTGTGGTTAACGATGCGGAAAAAAGCGAAGAATGGTGCCCGCCGGTTTGGTTTGAAAACATATTTGATGACTATGAAAATTACTGTAGGTCTGATTACTCACTTTGGGCAAATCCAGTGGGTAAAGACTCTGGGGCAAATCCGGTTTTTCAAAATAGATGTGTCACCCAATACGGAACAACGCATACAACAGAGTAAAAATGAAACATGAAAATCTCGGTGGTGGGGTTTCTTTATTTAGGGATGCTATTGAAATAGATAAAGAATGGCTCATACCAAATCTAATTGATATGAGAAAAAACGTCATTAAGGAAGATTTTACTATTATTCATGACGAAAACGGAACTCCTATTCATGCAATAAATCGTTCTGGACACAGATACGAAGTGGAGAGGATTGATCATGTAAACAGAATTACAAATCTCCTTATGAACGACTCAGATGGATTACGCGATGAGTTTTTTAAAAGGTGTGAAGAGACTATTTATGAATCACTTCTCATGTACATAGAACAATATCCGATGATCCTTCCTTCGCTTTGGTGGAAAGAGCAAGGACATGTTGTTGCATACAGCCCTGGGAGCGCAATGGGTTTGCATTCAGACAACGATGTCAACTATCAGCCTCATGCAGTCCCAGACCTTCAACTAGCAACACGACATGTTGTTGGGTGCATCATTTATCTCAACGATTCGGTTGAACCAGATGAATACGAAAACGACAGTAATGATTATGTCGGCGGAGAGATAGATTTCATCTATCTAGGGATAAAACACAAACCTCGCATTGGGGATTTACTGATTTTCCCATCAAATTATTTGGCTACGCATGAAGTTCTTGATATTTCAGATGGATACAGATTTGCTTATATTTCATATTTTTCACATGGTTCAGAGGACATTGCACGGGGGATAGCGCCAGCAGGTTCATCATCAGGGCAGGTATGGATACCTGAAATATTTGAAGATTATAAGAACTATATAAGTCAAAAATATGGTAGCGACTTGAACAATAGAGAGCATCTAACATTGCCATTGGGCAGGATTAATACAAGTAGCGGAACACTGATTGAGAGAGAAAAAGAACATGCAAAATATAGTTAAGAAGGAAACTGTCGCAAAACATCTCGGTGGCGGTGTTGTACTTTTTGAGAATGCTATTTCTTTTGATTCTCAATGGGCGGTTTCTATTGCAGAACGGCAAATTAGTTCAGAGTGGTCGGAGATGTACAAACCAACAATTGACCCTGAAACAGGGGAAAATGCCTATATCAACAAAAGCGGTTATCTGTTTGGTGAAACCGGGATTAAAGATATGCCTCGTAGGGGTTCACAAATACATCGCATTAACGACAGCAAAACAGTTGATTTTTTAAATTTTGTTGAAGATGCAAAAGATTACTTTTTGCTTAAGTATTTTGTCCTGTTTCCACTTGCATACAAGAATGTTTGGTGGAAGGTAAAGGGACACCTTGTCAGTTATTCGGTTGAGCATGGTGGTAAATACCTTGGCGCCCACTCTGACACAAGTGCAGACTGGGCTTATGGATACGACGAACCCAGCGACCAACTTGCAACAAAGAATACCTTGTCATGTGTTGTATATCTGAACGATGATTTTGAAGGTGGGCATCATTACTTCAACTATCTTGACATTGACTACAAACCTAAAACTGGTGACATCTTGATGTTCCCATCTAATTTTATTGCAGCCCATGAGGTCACTCCTGTGACTAGGGGAAGCAGATACAGTTATCTTGGTTGGTATTCACACGGTTCCCCTAATGAGGATTTTAATGAAAATGTAGTTGACCCTGCAAAATTCCCCGATGTTGCAAGAACCGCAACAAATGTGTATATGCCGACACTCAGACAGGATTTAAAAAAATATCTTGACGAGATAGGCATTGGAAATAATAATCACATACAAATTCTTGTAAGGACAATGCACTCATGAAAATCACGCATCTTGGAAACGGTATTGTTGCTTTTGGTAATGCAATAGATATCAAAAAAAATGATATTGCTTTATATTTAGAAAATCTTCAAGATAATACAAATCCACAGGGTTACCAAAAGTTGAATGACGATACCCTGCTGAGCGATGGTGGGTACAGATATGGACTTGAGGATGCTAGAAACGCTCCAACCCGTTACCCAAACCTAATATTCCCGCAGATGAAAAATAGCGATAGGGAAATTGTTGAAAAACTTGAGTCTTCCATATATAGGTGTTTAGTTGAATACTGCAAACTCTTTCCATCGGTATTGGAGACTGTCAAGTGGAGGACTAGGGGTTATGTAATCAAGTATGAGAATGGACAGGCAATAGGTCCGCACTGTGATACCAACCTTCCTTATGACGGCGACTCTTACGTGCCACTTAATACATTTCCAATACATAACACACTGACATCTGGAATTTTTCTTAGTGACGATTTTGATGGTGGTGATTTAAAGTTTCCATCCTGGGGTATTACTGCTCCTAAAGAATACGGAACGGCAATAATTTATCCATCTTCTTTTGCTGGATGCCACGGAGTTACCGAAGTAACGAGTGGGATCAGGTATGCATATTTGTCTTGGTTTGGGCATGGAACAATATCAATGCTTGATTCCGAAAATAAAAATACAAGTATTGAACAGGAATATTCATGGTTGAGAAGTCTCAAGCATGATGTTGGAATAGAAAATTTATATCAAAAATTTGTGCCAGTTGGATTATCGGGTAAGTAGTTTTTGTTATGAGTTGTAAGGGAATCTTTTATTTCATGAAATAAACTAAGGTGAGACGTTCACCGTTTCCGTTATTTACGAATGTATCGCTGCTGTGCCATTTTTTTGAATCAAATAGAACCAAACGATTATAGACATTCTCAATTGACTCAGTTTTTTTAAACAAGGCAGAATATTCAAGTTTTGAGTCTCTATACTCTTGAATGTCTACTTCTCCAGTATTTGTATAGTGTTGCTTTTTGAAATGGTTAATGTCTATGTCTGGGTTCTTTGTGAGTTTTGGCGTCTCATAAAATGAAGTCCCACCATAGTTTTGGCTGTCTTTATTCAAATATAAAATACCAGAATAAACTGTGTCGTCGGTGTGAATCCAACCACAATTCTCAATAGATGAATACGATTCATCAAATGAAAGATTAGGGATTTTCTGAAAATATGCAATAAGCGACAAGCCAGTAAGTTCATCATTTTTATTTAATATTTCTTTTAGTAGAATTTCGCTAACTCGGTTGCAGCAAACTGTCAACTCCGTTGTCCTTCTTCCGGGGAAATTGCCACTGCTCTGAATGTAGGACTGTGTGTTTGCAATCTCCACAATCTCATCTGGATTTACAAAAAAATTATCAAAAATACGAGTTTGGAATTCTTGCATATTTACCACTTTCCGAGTGGGCAACTTGCTTTAGGTAGTTTTACTTTTACTTTCATGAAGCACCCACATTCCTTGCATTGCTTTGTGAGTTTTAATAAACTCGGACACGCTTCACATATTGTGTATCGTTTGGATGATTCCTCTTCTGGGAGATGCACAATATTTGGATTGACCATATCCCACGGGCGTGTATTGCCAAGTTTATTTTTGTACTCTTGCCAAGGGTTCGTCATATGGACATCGTATCAAGATTGCGGCAAAACATGCGGACTGCTACCCTACTCGGCTGGATAGGTTGAGCCTAATTGTGGAGGGTATCCATCTGCTGGATATCCACCGGGGAAAACATAGACCTTTGGGTCAGATGACAAGGCGGCTATCCTTGCGTCGTTCTGAAATCCTGGTTCAAAAACTTGAATTTCTGCTACTTCCCCATCAACTACAAAAATAAACATAGGATGTCCGGTACGGTTCATTGGTATTGCTCGGTTTGTATCGCTCATTTTGCCTCCTTGGTTATCTAGACATGCGTGTTAGTTTGAATTTTATTTTATTGGAATACACTATCCTATAAACAATTGTAGTAACCCAATCCGCCAGCAACGTCTTCCACGCAACTGTTCGGTGGTGAACAACACGGGCTTCCATCGCACTCTGGACAAGTTACTCCACAGTATCCATTTACATAGGCTGAAGATGCAGCGTACTGTCCGCAACATCCGTCGCTGTATACCTGCTGGAGTAAACCACCATTACAGTTTTGACCGAAATAAATGCTATTTATTGCCGGACAACCTGCGCATGGGTTAAATGCCGGTGGGAAGAACGGCGGAAAGAACGGCGGAAAGTAAGGTGGAGCAACAGGAGTAACGCTATTTGAAGCACTGGAAGCCTTGGTTACTCCGTAATTACTGACCGTCGTGACTGTAAATGTGTATGCAGTTCCATTACTTAAGCCAGTAATGGTTATTGGTGAACTAGCCCCACTAGCAGTAGCACCGCCGGGCGATGCTGTTACCAAATAAGTTGCAGTACCTTTGCCTACGCGAGTTGGCAATGTAAACGAGACCGTTGCTTCACCATTACCAGAACTAGCCGAAACAGATGTCGGCTGAGTGACAAACTTTCCCTGACTAGAAGTATTGCCAGGAATCACGATGCACTCAAATCACCAATCAGATACCACTCATCTGTAGCCCTTTTGATAAGGGTTGCCGATGAGTATCGGTCACGCAGGTAAGAGCCCGGTGTTGACCTAATGCTTGTCGTTCCAGATGTTACGGCAACTATTTGAGTTTTTCCAGTTCCATACTGGGTGATGTTGATTTGAGTTCCGATTGGAAAAGCCACTGATGCATTTGTTGGTACAGATACAGTATTCGCTGTACTTGTAAGGTTCATTTCTATCAACTTGTTGGCGTCGGTTAGGACAAGCGTGTAATTTCCTGTCTTGGTGTCAATTGACATATCGGCAATTTTGCCTCTGCTGATGGCTGCAGTTGCACTGACATCGGCATCAACAATCACTCCAGAACTAATTGCCGTAACCCCAGCGCCGGTAATTGTTACATCACCCGAAACAGTTGTGGCGGTGACAACTCCGGTAGTGGTTGTTCCCAAAAGAACCTGACCAGCAGTTGCAGCAGCCAATTTAGTGTGCGCAATAGCCGCAGAAGCGCTTACATCAGCATTGACAATAGATGTACCTAGGCTCAACTTGCTGTAGGAAATCGCCGCAGAAGCATTAATATCAGCATCCATAATTACACCAGAGCCAATTGCGGTAACACCAGAAGAGTTAACTGTTATATCACCTGAAAGCGCTGTTGCTGTAGGTACTCCTGAAGCGTTATGTAGAACAACAGAAGCAATGGTTCCTGTGGCAAGTTTGGTTAAGGCGATCGCGGCAGAAGCATTGATGTCAGCA